GTATATGGGGGTGGTATGAAACGCATTCTGTGCAAAGTCAGGTATTACCGGAGCATTGGGGCGAACTGGGTGGAGTCAATCACCTGGGCGCTGCGGTTGAAGTGAAACAAGCTATTTGTGGGGGTTGATATGAGCAGTGATACAGAACGACTGCGCTACATGATGGAGGGTGGGCCTGACGGGTTTGTGCATGTTGCCAAAGACCGCTACGAATACGCACTGGACGTGGCAGAAGAAGAAGGTCACGACGAGCCAACCAAATCAGATGAGCTAGAAGGATACCGTAGGATGCTTGACTGTGCGATTGCTGGCGGCGACATTGATGCACGAATCATTCCTGACGCTGGATGCGATTGATTCTCACGTTTTTGTTTTGCGGCACTTTATATGGAAGGAACAGTGATGAAAAAACTACTCTTTGCAGTTTTGCTTGCGATCTCTACCAGCGCATTTGCTGGAATGTGGTTCTTGATTGCATCGGATTATCAGCCTGGTACTGGCTGGATTTGCACCTATGAGCTTTCAGGTACGCAATATCAAGCAACGATCATCAGCGCCGAAATGTGCCGTCAAGTAATTACTAATTGACATGAAGGGAAACATCATGCAATATATGCGCGCATTCTATGGCTTTGAACGGCCTAATATGCGTAGTTTGGTTAGCAGCTCACAAGCCCGTATCAGTAAGGGTCTGGTGTTCCGTAAGGCACAAACGCTGCTAACCAATTCACGCCTTGCAGGACAGTTCAACCGGACTCTTTCTAATTCGGGCTTTTTTTGCGCCTATAGAATGCCGTACTCAGACGACACAACAGCGCGAAAGTCGGCGTTACAGATCGAGCGAATGCAATCCTGCGGATGCAGGGGTCGCGGCGCAAAGAGCCAAATAGCGCCAGACGAGCGGAGTAAAAAGGGTCATACGTGCAGGCTACAGGGTTTGCACGGAAGGGCAGTTGCAGATACTGACTTATCTGATCGCTCAATGAATAGGATTACAGGAATAGGCTACGGAACAGGATTGCAGGTAGGGGATGACCCTTAACCCCTGCTAATGGCTTGCTACGCTCTAAATAAACAGGAGGCAATGAAATGACAAACGATAGTGGAATGGAAACCGAAGAGGAATATCTCGAAGAGCAACTGGAACGCTCTTTGGAGCAGGCTGAATACAACCGCGAAGCAGAGCGCGAAGAATCTGCAATCAAACAAATGGAGAATGGAAATGACTGAAAAAGTAAACATTACAATGCGAACGCCATTTTTGGCAAATCAGATCAGTAAGCTGCCGAAGCCAACAAAACAACAAACTGATGAGGTGAAGGCGGATTTTACAAAAGGCATTAGATGTCAATTGTGTGGCGGATGGCATCATCCAAAAGTCGTACATCTTGATTATGTTGGGCATGCTGCCCTCACTGACAGGTTGTTAGATGTTGACCCCGCGTGGGCGTGGGAACCGCTGGCACTTGATTCCGAAGGGCATCCATCTTTGGATAAAGACGGCGGTTTGTGGATCAAACTCACAGTGAATGGTGTCTCCAGGCTTGGGTATGGCGACGCTCAAGGTAAAACTGGCGGGGATGCGATGAAAGAGCGTATTGGCGATGCGCTGCGTAATGCGGCTATGCGGTTTGGCGCTGCGCTGGACTTGTGGCACAAAGGGGAGTTGCACGTGGAAGATAAAACAGACACCGAAACCAAAACCCAAAAACCCGAAAAACCAGAACGCAAGACCATGGCGCTCGCCGACCTGAAACGTTACTCTACTGATAAGGTTGATGCTGACGGAGTTGTGACCAAGTTCAGCGCGAAGAGCTTGATTGAGAAGCAGGAAGAGTCAGCGAAGAATCTAATCGACTTCCTCGCCGCCAAGTACATTTTGCCGGAAGAGGTTATTAAAGAGATTCAATCATGGGAAAGGGGGGACTTGGAATGATTGTTATAAACGAGATCCAGGGCAGCAGCGGGTGGCTAAAGGCGCGGGAAGGTTGCTTTAACGCATCCGAATTATCGGCTGCCGCTGGGGTATCAAAATACACAAGTCGTGCCGCCCTGCTTAAGCAGAAGGCCACTGGAATCGCTCCAGAAGTGGACAACTTCAAACAGACCTTGTTTAATAAAGGTCATGCGGCAGAAGCATCCGCCCGAGTAATCGCCGAAGAGATAGTGGGGGCTGATTTATCGCCCACAACAGGGATGGTTGAGATTGACGGAATGAAGATTTTGGCATCATTCGATGGAATCACGTTTGATGGGGAGGTTGTTTTCGAGCATAAATTATGGTCGGACGACCTGGCAGCACAGGTTGATCGTGGAGTGTTGGAGCCTCATTACCAATTGCAGATCGAGCAACAAATGATGGTGTCCGGCGCGAAGCAATGCCTGTTTATGACCTCGGATGGCACTGAATCCAAGATGAAGTATTGCTGGATTCCAGCGCCTGAATCATTCGACCATATTCTTACGATTTGGCGGCAATTCGACATCGACCTCAAAAACTACGTTCCGGCAGCGGTTGAGGTAAAACCCCAAGCCGAGGCCATTAAAGCCCTTCCGGCAGTTTTTGTGCAGGCGACCGGAATGGTGACAGCCAGCAACCTAGCCGAATTTAAGGAAGCAGCCACCTCATTCATTGCTGCAATCAAAACAGAACTGGTTAGCGACCAAGATTTTGCAGATGCCGAATCAACGGTAAAGTTCTGCAAGGAAGCTGAAACCAATCTGGAAGCGACAAAGGCCAGCGTACTCGCGCAGATGTCCACCGTTGATGAGGTGGTACGGACGCTCGACCACATCAAGAAGCAGTTGGCCGACAAGCGGTTGATGCTGGACAAGCTGGTGAAGTCGGAGAAGGAGCAGCGCAAGGGCGCAATTGTTACCAAGGCCGACAAAGACTTCACCGAGTACGCCATGCAGCTTGAGGTAGAGATCAAGCCTATCGGACTGAATCGCGCCACCGTATCTGCTGCACGCATGGGCTTTGCCGATGCTATCAAGGGGTTGAAGTCTTTGGCATCCATGCAGGAGAAGGTGGACAACGCGCTGCGCGATGCCAAGTTCGCAGTCGATCAAGAGGCCGCTGACATCCGCAAGAAGCTGGCATGGTGCAAAGAGAACGCAGCCGGTCAAAGCGCCCTCTTCCCCGACCTGCAATCGCTCATGGTTTTGCCGATGGATGCTTTCGCGCTAACCATCACCAGCCGGATCGAGAAGCAGAAGGCGGACGAAGCCGCCCGGCTTGAGGCAGAGACAGCGCGCATCCGGGCCGAGGAAGAAGCCAAAGCCACCGCCAAAGCACAAGCGGAGGCCGAAGCTATCCTTGCAGAACGGGCGAAACAAGCCGCAGAATCGGCTAACGATCAACGGGGGAAACCGCCAGTAAGCGAAAGTGAGCGAGCTACTATTCAATCGCAAGATCAAGTAGCAGACCGCCAAAGTACCCCACCAACAAAGCGCACCCACGCCAACAGAGCGGAAATCCTTGAGGTGCTTTCAGAGAACTTCGGCATGCCGGAAGAGCTGATGCTCGAATGGATTTTGGAGGAGTTCGCAGGCGACATTCAATTCAACAACAGAAAGGCGGCATAATCAAGCAGTACAACCAAAAGGAGAAAGCAGCATGAACCAAGCAATCGAGCAGGAGAGTCAAGCCAAAGGACTGACAGCGCCGCGCATCACACCGGCCCATCTATTCCAAGGAACAAGATTTGAAAATATGGCCGACGCAGTTAATAAAAATCGTCAGGCATCCGGCGAATCTCTTCCTCATGCAAAATTAACAGTTGCATCTGTATGTGAAATCAGATCACTGCATGAAGAAGGGTATGGATATAGGAGACTGGCAAGAAAATATCAAGTATCGCAAACCGCAATTAAAAAGGTGCTGACGCGCCAAACATGGAGAAATGTATGAGCAACGACCTGAACCAATGCCAATTTATCGGACGCCTCGGATCTGATCCAGAATCGCGCTATACGCCGTCTGGCGACTGCGTTACAACTTTTGGCATCGCAGTCGGAAGTCAGTGGAAAAACAAGGACGGCGAGAAGCAGGAGGCGACCGAGTGGGTGAACATTGTCGCATGGCGCAAGCTGGGCGAGATTTGCGCGCAGTACCTCAAGAAAGGCTCTCAGGTGTTTATCAGCGGCAAGATCAAGACCGAGAAGTACCAAGACAAGGAAGGCATCACCAAGTACAGCACGAAGATCATCGCTGAAAATATGCAGATGCTTGGCAGCAAGCGCGACGGCGATCAGGGCGAGAACAAAGAACCTGCGGCACACCCAGCGCCAGCAGATCGCCCAGCACCCGCAGCCAAAGGTGCGTTCGATAACTTCGACGACGATATTCCGTTCATGTGGCATGGCGCGCCAGGCGCAGGTGTGTCTTGGAGGGCAATGTAATAGGCTTGCTTAAATTAGTCGCGGGCTTTGTCGCTGCCGTAGCGTTTTTATTCGCCGTCATGTACGGGATGCGCTGGTTCAGCAACACAACAACTCCGCTGATGTTGCAATCGCCAAAGCCCGGGGTCACATGCGCAAGCATGGTTACTTCCGATGGCGCTGCGCTTTCTTGCTGGAAGGATTGAGCCATGAGCAAGATGATTTCAGTGGCAACAATGAAGGCTCAAGTATGCGGGATGATCGGCACTTCCGATCTGACTGAATGGGAAACCGAGTTCGCAGAAAGCATTGAGCACCGCCAAGTGCTGACTGACAAGCAAACTGAGGTTCTTGAGCGTATTTGGAAAAAACATTTCGCGGGGTGATCGATATGAGTGAGCAACCAGACGTTGTAATCGTGCGTGACATGAATTTCACTGGTGAAATTTCTGTTGGGACGTATAGCACCGAAGACCAGCGCTACCGAATGGACGATGGCGACGAATACACCAGAGAACAGCTTGAGCAGGAATACGAGCCAATGTTTCTTTGGTCTGAGAATCCGAACAACGCGCGCTGGCTGTCGCTTGCGCACGTTTTGTGCAGCGATCTCGGTACGCCAGTTGGGCACATTGAAGACAGGTTAAACGCCGCAATTGAGAGGGGATCCAAATGTGTGCCGACATAACCCTGTGTCTGAACAAAGAATGCCCGAGCAAGGAAGCGTGCAAGCGATTCACGGAGCAACCCAGCGACTTCCAGTCATACGGAATATTTGATTTTTACTTCGGCGACTGTTGCGAAAGCTTTATACCCAACGAGAAACAAACAATTGAACAACTGAAAGGATAGTCATGCAAACCGAAAACAAATTTATCACCGTCCCAGAAATGATGCTGCCAAGTGGAATCGTGGTTCCGTCGTTCCAGTACGGGCAATTCGCCTGCAGCAAGGGGGGCGATGGGAAGGCCGTTATCACCGAGGATGGCACACCGTGGGTGCGGATTAGCTTTGAAGAGGCCAAAGCTGCGTGCGCAGACATTGGCGGCCAGCTCGTCACTGAAAGACAGGAACTGGCGATCAGGCTTAATGCCGCCCAGCAGGATTGCAACTGGACTAAGGGGAAAGTGGGCGAAGGCAAGCTATTCCGTGGACTGCGCAAAGGAAATGTTTCGAGCGCACAGCCTGGTACGTTCCAATCACCCGATGCGAAGGAGCGCCGCTGGTTGACGCTATCGAATGGCGAGAAGGTTTGCGACCTAAACGGCAACGTGTTTTCGTGGATTTTTGACGACGTGCAGGGCAATGACTTGGGATTGACCACCATCATCAAGGCGGACTCGCCAAGCCTGACCACCGCCCCCTACCCATCGCAGGAAAAAGGCATGGGCTGGCGTCCTGACGGAGAGCGTAATTGGTCTGGCCGTGCGCTCGTGCGGGGCGGCTGCTGGGGCTCCGACTCGGATGCCGGTGTGTTCCGTCTCCACGGCGGCTACCCCGGGGATCGCGACGGCGGCGTCGGCTTCCGCTGCACCAAGAGTCTCTGATCGCTGGTCACAGGTCGCGGCGTAAGCCGTGACCTAGCAAATTAACTAGGAACATCATGCAAGCAATACCAACACCAACAAGCGACGAACTCAGCAAGTTCAGCATCAGCGCATTCAAGGGAATTGAAGCCGGTCTTGGACAGGCCGACCCGGTGGCAACTATCGCGCAGAAGTTGGAAGAAAAAGGGGAGGACATCGCCAAGAAGCTGCGCAAGTGAGCCTGCCCCCACTACCTTTTCTCTTCCAGTTCGTCCAGCTTCTCGCGCTGCCGCTCCATCGCCCTATCGAATCGCCCCTCTTCTTGCTTGGTCGGCTCGTTCAGGTTTGCAAAGTTACGTTGCAGTCGCTTCATTTCAGCCTTGACGCCCATCACGCTGCGACGGTAATCCAGATCCTTCGCCGCGCTCATGTTCTCTGCTGGATAGGCGGACACCTTGATCCCTAGCGTATTGGCGATTGCTGCAGGCGTTGATCGTATCTCGCCGATAGAACCGGCCTGCTTCAGTTGCGAACGCTCTATCCCTGACCACGCATACGACTGCATGCTGCCCTGATTCAAGTCTAACGGGTTGATCTCGCCGACCGGCGTTTGCAGGTTCAGCGGGTTCGGAAGCGGCACGTTCGGCATCATCCCTTTGAACAGGTGATCCAAGCGCTTTTCCAACTTCTCGCGCTGGGAGTCTGTGTCCGTGACGATCTCCTTCTCTGTGAACATCGACTTGTTCATCAGCAGCACTTCCGACATCAGCAACATAGGACCGCTCGGCGTTGCCCATGGCGGCAGCATCCCGGAACCCATTTCCATATCTGCTATGTCTCCAACCGGAACCCAGCGGCGAATGTCGAGGAACACCGGCGCATCATCCTCGCCGTTCCATGGCATGCGCACCATCTTCGGAACGACTCCCCAAACGCTGCCCTGCTTCTCTTTCGGCAGCAGTTCGCGTTCTTCCTCTTCGTCGCCGCCGGACATCATGTAGCCAAGCGCCGATACCAAGTGCCAGAAGCCCATCAGCTTCAGGATCTTCCAAGGCTTTGCCTTGACCGTGTTGATCGCCATGGGCAGCGCCCGGTAGAAGAAGCTGATGAACGGCAGGCCCGTATGGCGCGCGGCCTGAATCCATGGCGCATTGATGTCGTAGTTCAGGAAGGAGTCGCGCGCGATCTTGCCAGCCTCTACATCCGTCTTTCCGTACCGGATCGCCTTGGTGAATGCGGCCAGACGGAAGATGGCATCCTCGAACTGATACGCCGCTTCCATGCCTTGCGCGTATTTCTTCGGCACCATCCCTGCCATCGTGAACAGGTGCATCACGCGCGCCATGTTCGACTTCTCAAGCGCCTCGTCCTTCAGGTCACCCTTCAGCGAATCAAGCTGCTTGGCTATCTCATCGCGCAGGACCTCGTTCGACAAGAACATGCCACCCATAGCCCCAGAATCCTCGAAGCGCTGGTAAATCTCCTTGTAGCCTGGCTTCTTGTTGTTTGCCCACACCATCAGCGCGTCAGCCAGATCGACCGAACGCAGGTCGTGCCAGTCAGCAATCACGAAGTTCGCCATCACGTTGTTCATGTGGACGCCCGGCGACCACGCTGTTTTGGACTTCTTCCAGAACTGCAGCACCTTCTCATGCGCCCGACCGAATTCGCTTGTTGGCTTCCAGCCATGCGCCTGCCGGATGTCGTTCCACACCGGGCCGGGCACATACTTGCCGGACAGCGCACCGTACTTCTTCGTCTGAGTTCCTTTGATGTTCACATCAGGCACATGCACCCACACATCCTTGCGGAACGACGTGGCAAGCGACTCAACCGTTTCCGCCACCTCGCCTTCAGGCTTGTCCTTCCCGTACTCATCGGCAACCCACTCGAAGAACCGGCCAGTCTCAATGTCATGCACCATCATCTGCAAGGTCTGAGCCACGGCATATCGCACTTCATCGATCTCGCCCATGCGCTCCCGCTCGGCCTTGGTGAAGTCGCGCCACACCGTCATCTTCTTACCTCCTGCGCTGCGCACCTCGAACTCGCCAGCCCTGACCCATCCGGCATATTGCGGCAGTGCGGCGGACGGAACGTACTTGACGGCGTGCAGCTTGCCGTTCTTGTCGCGGCGCTCGACACGGGACACCTTGTCGCCCTTGTTCGCGCCGGGGATCGCATCCACCTGATCGAATATGCCGCGCCCCTTATACTGGTTGCCGCGCACTGCCAGCGACTTGGCACGGAAGAATTTGCTGATCTGCCCGGCATCGTCCAGCACATGCTTCTGGTAGGACCGGTTCAGGTACGCCATCTTGTTCCGCTCGTAGGCTTCCGGCGTCAGCTGGCCGAGACGGACAGCCTCTTCCCCGAGATCGGTGATCAGCGCCTTCAGTTCCTTCAGGGTTGCCCGGCTATCTTCCGGCAGCGCATCCATCAGGGCGCGCTCTGCGGCCTCGCTGGGCTTCTCCTGCATCCACTGGTAGGCCACGCGGCTTTCGGCGCGCGACAGGGCTGCCAGAGACTCTATCAGCCCAGCTGACTTGCGTGCTTGCGCCGCCTCGCTTGCCTTCATCATGGCCTTTCGATCAACATACCCATCGTCCAGGCCGTAATCGGATACGACGCCAGCCTTGATTTTCTCCGGCACGAATTCGCCGGCACGCTCCATCAGGCGATCCATTGCAGGCTCTACGATACGGTTCCATCCCACCAGCTTGAACGGGACGGACACGACCTTATCCAGCAGAGAGGTGTCTTGCTCCATGCTCTTTGCCTTTGCCATGCGCAGCAGGCGGGATGTCTGGCCAGCGTTCGACGGTGCCATGCTGGACAATGGCTTCTGCGCCAAGTGCTGTTTACCGGTAGAGCGTGCAGCGCCGATTAGCGTATTGTCGAAATATGTACCGCCAGTAGACTTCGGCGGCTGCGGCTTGTTGCCTTCCACCTTCCGGGCAGCAGAAGTGATCAGCTTGTATATCTCAGCATTCGATACAGCGGATACTTCCGTGCCGAGCATCTTCGCCACGAAAGCGCGCACTGACTGGAAGAAGCGCGACACCGTGCCGAACAGGTTACTGCGCAACGATACCGGGACCTTGACGCCGTATTGCTCCAGAATCTGCGCGACGTTCTTTGTCGCGATAGCAGCGGACAATTCAGCCAGCGCCTCTTCCAGATGTTCGGGAGCGTGATCGTCCTGCCCGCGCTCTTCGGCAAGGACCTTTGCCAGCTTCGTGATGAACGCATTGCGGCCAGCCTTATCGATGGCAGCGGCCAGACCAGCATCCAGCATGCGCAGTCCGGCATGCCCGGCCACCTCATGCAGTGCCACCCATACCGCGCGCTCCGGCGTTGAAATGTTCGGTGCGATCAGATACACCGTATCCGTGGCC